ATTCCCGAATGAGGTATACGTGTCGCAGGCGCTCGCGGAGATAGCTATGGTATGGGACCACTGCATGATGTTCCAGCGCAACTTCAAGATGGCCAGGGCGGGAATCGAGTTCATCGGGAACCAGCAATCGAACGAGACGTTCAGCGGGCTGGTCGTGATGCGGGGAATCATCTCTGGGTGCAGCGGTGGTAACTGAATGGGTGAGATCGAATTCGCGCTGAAGGTAATCGGGGCCGGAACGGCAGCTATCATACTGATTTGGTGCGTTATAGGACTGATCAAAGGGCTGATCTGGCTGCTGAGCTGGCGTGGGACGATCAGGCATCTCCTGATCGGCAACTGGAAGCCGGGACCGGAGTTCCATTCCTGGCCAGGAAATAGATGGTGGTGGCGATGGGTGACAATGGCGGCGGTAGGAAACTCGGCCGCCGGACCCTCTACGATCAGAGGAAGTCCCCTCGGAAGGCCGCGAAGCTAGCGGCGAAGGGAATGACCAATCAGGGGATCGCTCGCGCCATGGGCATCGGGATCACTACCCTCTATGAATGGCAGAACCTCTATCCGAAGTTCGCGGAGGCCATAAAGGATGCCAAGCGCGGTCCCGACGAGGAGGTGGAGGCGGCGCTATTTAAGGCAGCCAAGGGGTACGACTGGATCGAGCAGAAGTTCAAGGTGGTGCCAAATAGCAAGACCGGGACGCCTCAGAAGAAGCTGATCGGACTGGTCCATCATCACGTACCGCCGAATGTCACCGCTGCCATCTATTGGACGAAGAACCGTGACCCGAAGCGGTGGCGTGATGTACGGCATATCGACGCTCAGGTTGGTATCTACCAGTTGGAACTCGAGCGGCTGAGCGAAGAAGAGTTGGACGCGCTTGAAGGTCTACTCGGGAAGGCTGAGGTTCCTGCCCAGCCTCGGCTGATAGAGTCCGACCGGGTACAGGATGCGGAGTTCCGCGAAGACGGGGTGAAAGATGTCGCCGCTACTTCTGAACCGGCCGCCAACGGCTGAGGATGTGCGGGCCTGGAGGGCCAGGCGCACGCATACCGGATTCATGCGCTACTGCTGGAACCATGATGAGCCGTTCGTAGTCGGCAAGCATACCGCCGCAATCTGCGCCGAGATCGACCAGGCTATAGCCAACTACCGCGCGGGAAAGTCCACCTTCCTGATCGTCTCAGTGCCATTCCGCCACGGAAAGAGTGAGATCCTGAGCCGGTTCCTGCCGCCGCGCTGGCTTGGGGAGTTTCCTGACAAGGATGTAATGCTGGCCACGTATGGGCAGCATCTAGCCGATTCGATGGCCCATGACGCCCGAAGGATCATTGAGTCCGATTCATACCAGCGCTGCTATCCAGGGGTCTTCACCGCATATGATACCAAGGCCGGCGGCCACTGGAAGACGACCGGGGGGGGATCTTTCTCTGCTGTCGGCCTCGGGGGTCCGATGACGGGGAAGGGCTACTCCCTCGGCCTGGTTGATGATTACCTGAAGGGCCGAGCCGAGGCCGAGAGCGTGGTGATTCGCGATAAGCTATGGGACTCCTTCACGAACGACTTCCTGACCAGGCAGGCCGCTATCAGCGTTACAATCATTCTGGCCACCCGATGGCACATGGATGACATCATAGGGCGGATCATCGCAAGGATGGCCACGGACCCGACATTCCCTACCTGGAAAGTGATCGTGTTCCCGGCTTGGACTGACAACCCCGAGGGTCGGCAGTATCTATTCCCTGAGCGGTTCTCCCCGGAGTACTACCAGGCGCGAGAGTCAGAGCTCGGGGTGTACGGCACGCAATCCCTGCTGCTGTGCGATCCTCGGCCGCGCTCGGGGCTGATGCTGAAGACCGACAAAGTCCAGATCGTGACGCTGGATAAGGTACCGGGAGGCCTCCGCTGGGTTCGAGCCTGGGACCTCGCCTCAACCAAGAAGGAGTTGGTGAAGCAAGATCCGGACTGGACGGTCGGGTTCCTGATGGCCGTGGAACGGCTGACTGGGTATGGCGGCATGGCGGTTCGGCGGCTCTGGGTCAAGGACATGATCCGAGGCCGGTGGGACGCTCCGACCAGGGACCGGATGATCAGACAGGCCGCCGAGATAGATGGCCCTTCGGTGGTGGTGGCAACGGAGAGCGTCGCAGGGTACAAGGACACGTACCAGCGGCTCGCCGAAGTGATGCGGGGGATCAGGATCGTGCAGCCCGTCGTTCCGCCCGGGGATCTGGTTCAACGAGCGGGGGCCATAGCGCCGCTATTCGATGATGGGCGGGTCTTCTTCGTGCACGGAGACTGGAACCAACGTGCCCTCGCCGGCCTGGGGGACTTCCCCAGTGGGGCGCATGATGATGAGGTGGCTGCGCTCAGTACTGGGTTCGAGTGGTGCGAACGGAATTGGCCGATCATGGGTGTCTCAGAGTACCTACGGAAGACCAACCAACTGGCTCCCGGGATGCGGGGCAGACCGCCGGACGACCGTTGGCAGATACGGCTGCCGACAAGGAGGGCCTGATGGTCATTGCTGTCCTATGGTTGCTGCTGGCGGGGCTTGTCCTGCTGCTGCTCAGGGCGGCCAACGACGACAAGGAGGACGGAATCGATGGACGAGGCGAAGGAACGGAAACTGCGGCAGGAGATCGATGCGGTCAGGACCGAGGTCAGGAATCTTCGGGGCGCGATCGATGGCCAGAACAAGAGTATCCAGCAGATCGCGGACAAAGTGGGGGAGCTGAGGGGCCAACTGGCAACGGCGCTGAACAGCATGCGGTCATCTTGAATTTCACCGACGATTGGGACATCATCATCACGATCTCTCGGATGTAGGAGGTGCATATGGCACTCTCGGATCGGCAGAAGAAGGGCATCGGGTTCATCGCGACGGCTGTGCTGTTCGCGGTCGCCGGTGGCGTGCTGCTCGCGACGGTAACGACCCCCACATGGGTCAACGTCGTGATCGACGGCGTCGTGGCGGTGCTTGGCATCATCGGCATCGTCGTGTCGGCCAAGCCGGACGTGTAGGGAGGCTCCTTCTTCGCAAGTCGGGGCGGGGCCAGTGGTGCGGGATCCCCGCCCCTTTCCTATCTGGAGGTCAAGATGAGACGGATGCTGTTCGTATTCGTGCTGATGGCGGCCATCACGGTGTGTGTAGGTTGCCAGACCAGGATCATCGTCGGATCAAGCATGACTCTAGCCTGGGACGCTCCTGATCTTGGCGATATCCCCGCTGAGCAGATCAGCTATGAGGTGGTCCTAGCTCCGTATCCTCCGGGAGACCTGGCACTAGTGGCCACGGTCGCCACGCTGGAGCAGGCAGTTACATTCGCCTCGGAGGGTAAGTATCGACTCGGCGTGCGTGCCCGACGGGACGTGGACGGAGAAGTTCTGTACTCGGACTATCTATGGGGTGACGTAGAGGGATCCCCGCAACCCTGGTACGTCGTGTACTACCGGCTACCTCCGAGGATCCTGCAACTGCGGGTGAAGTGAGAGGGGGATACCATGGGCATCGCGACCGAGGGCGAACGGGTGGTGGACGCGCGGAACTACAACGCATACGTGACGCAGTTCAATGACCACCTGAAGCAGTGCGAGTTGCTGCTCGAGGCCATGAAGGCCCTGGCGGCGAAGTACCCCACGGACGCCAAGGAGATCGGCGACGCCGTGGCGAGTAACCAGAAGGCGCTTGAGGAAATCGCTACCAAGTACAAGGTATAGTCCCCCATGGCCGCCTGGGAGTCATTCGAGAACGCGGAGGATCAGACCTGGACCGTGGACGCCGGGACGCCGGCCTACGGATCGCCAGGCAGCCACGGGTCCAGCAACTATTACCGCACCATCAACTCCGGGGCTGGAAACGCACAGTACGCGATTTTCCCTGGGACCGGCGGAACGGTCTATGTTGGAATCTGGATAGACACGGCGACCGATGCGCTGACCGATGGTGCCTGGATCAAGATCGCGCAAATACAGACCACCCCTGACGGATACAACTGCGTCTCCCTGCGGGTCCGCAAGAGCGGCACGCAGCTGGTGCTGGACCTCTGGGACGACTACAACGACGCGCTGCTGGACTCGGTGAACATCGACGCGGCTACCTGGTACGCCGTCAACGTCTACTACAGCAGCTCCTCGGACGCATGGGAGTGGTGGGTATCGGAAACTACTGATATCGGCTCGCCGCAGGGCTCGGGTTCGGTGGACTGGTCGCGGCAGCCAGGGCGGCTGAGGATCGGCTACCTGACCAACGCTGGCACCTGGGGCGCCGGCACCACCACGTTCCGCTGGGACTCGATCAACGTGTCGCGAACCTCGAACGAGCATGACGCGGAGGACGGTGGAGGAGAGCCCGCCGTGGCATCGATCTATCGAGGGCGCGGGATCCTGTCCGGCGTAGGCCGCGGGATCTTCGGATAGCCTTGCATCTGTCGGCCGGCGGGATGATACTGAGGGCCACGGGGGAAGGCGATGGAACTCTGGCGGAAACGGAACACCTCGACATTCATCTCCTTCCCGCTGGTCACATCCACCGGTAGCACCGTCAGTAACGCCTCAACCCTGGACAGCGAGTATATCCACTGGTCTGACCTCAGCGCCCCCTGCGCGTTCTCCGACATGGGTGACGAGTCCAGGATGATATCGGACGGTGCCTACGTGCTGGGCGTGGCCGCGGCCGAAATCAACTATCCGTATGTCTATGTCCAGATTAAGAGTCCGGATATTATCCCGCAACACATCCTGATCAGGACCTACCTCAGCGACCCGAGCGAGGATGCGGTGTCGATCATGAGCGCCATCGCCCATGTGCAGGTCGACACGACCAGCGCGGCCATCTCCCTTGCAAGCCTGCTCTCGAACGT